AGTAGTGATTGGGAGCAGATGATTAGAGGACTGTTGTGCGCTTCTGATGTCGGCTTCGACGGGGATTACTCTGGCATGGAGTCTTATTTTACTAGGCAGATTGCCTTGTCATTAGGGGACCATATTGGGGCTTGGTACAGGCGACATAACCCAAGCCTAGAAGATGGTTTCGAAGACAAGCAACGCATTCTACTCCATAGTATGGTTTTTAGTTTCTTGCGATATGGTCGTTATGTCATCATGGACTCCGATCATAACAAGAGTGGCAACATATTGACGACCCTGATCAATTGTATTGTTGTTATGTTGCATTTCCGGTTGGCTTGGCGCCACCTGGCGCGTTTACACGAGCCAACTATGGAGCCTCTTGAGCATTTCCATAGACTGGTGAGGCTTAAGGTATTCGGAGATGATAACATTTGCGCCGTGGCTGAGCGGGTGTCGTGGTTTAATCCAAAAGCTATTGGGGAGTATTTGAGCGGATTTGGTGTGACGTTTACGCCAGCGAATAAGACTGCTGTCACGGCAGACTTGACGCCTATCTTAGGCTTAACATTTCTGAAGATGACCACTGTGCGTATGTCAAACTTCGTGAAAGGGCAGATCTATTATCCTGTCGTAGAGGAGGCTAGTCTCATTAAAAGCCTCATGTGGAATGGTTCTAAGGAGATGACTCAAGACCAGATGATGGTGGCCCTAGGTAATGATGTGTTGTCCCGGGTTTGGAGCAGCGGACCCTTGCGGTTTAAGGGCTGGCGGTCTAGGATACAGAAGGCGTGGGCACGCAATGGTATACTGGAGTCGCCTTTGAGCTTTTATGATGTGGCCCGTAGGTGGGAAGCTCGTAGTATTGATGCGGGTTTGTTCGGGGCTGAGGCTGATTACCGCCTGCCCTATGCTAGTGTGGTACGTGTTAGCGCGCAGATGGAGGAGGCTCCGACGCAGGCTCTGGAGGTGAATGAGGCGGCATTATCTGTCGTTCAAACCTCAAAGGAGGTAGCGACGCCCAGCGTAGTTGAGAAGGAGGAGAACTCAATAGTCGTTTCCCTTAAGCGGTGTCAGCATGTCGCATCCATTGAGGAATCTAAGGGACAAGTGTTCCCAGTTGCTGAAATATACTTGGCTAACAGTATTGTGATGCAGCAGAATTTGTTGTGCTTCTTTGGTTCTATGTATCGTTGTTACATGGGTGAGTTGTTGTTTAGGTTCTTTTGTGATCCAGTTGCGAGCACATCCTCTATTAGCATGGCTGCTTCCCCGGATAGCGTGTTGCCCAAGCGAGGCTTTGGCACGCTCTCCACTGGGAACTTTGGTCCCATGTGTTTGCAGGAGAAGATGGCTGAGGTAGTGGTTGCAAACCCACAGATATATAGGTTCAATGTTGTGCCTATAGATTCTATTGAAGCTAAAGCGGATGTGAGTAATTATTCAAATGTGGCCGTGAACGGTTCGGCGCTTTACGGCCAACTGTTTGCGAACGTGTGTGATGGCTTCCGTCTTTCGTGTTTGTACAGGGTTCCGCGGCTGCGTGTGGTGGGCAATAGTTACCCTCGGCGTGTTGGTATTCCGTTCGACATTGTGGAGTACATTAGGTTTAATCAAGTTGACTATGAGAGACCCTTTAATGAGACTCAAAATGGGCTGGGCTCCTGGTTGTACGGTTCGGTTGTTCCAAGCACGACTATAGGACTTATGGTCCAGATGGTTGTTGAAACCAAATCAATGAGCAATGAGCAGCTCCGGTATTATGGTTTTGGCATTGGGCCCACCCAGGATAGGAACTTGTTGCCGGGCACCACTCTAGACGTGAGTGTTGACTTCTCCGGGTATAGGAGTTGCCCATCGACGTGGACGATATCAGCACATGGGCCTGTTGGATCTTTTGCGACCAATGTGTGGACGTATGACACGGCTGTCGGCTCCACCACCTTTGTGAATGATGACGGTGTGCAAGAAGTGGCAGCTGATCAGTTTATTGTTGGGTGGTCAAATATTGGTGATAACCAGTTTAGGTTGTCTGCTGATATACCGGATGATGTGATTTTGATTCGTAATGGTTTTAATGCTACGTTGTTGCCGTGGGTTGGGCCCTTGAGGTCTGACGTTGCTGGGCCTCGTTGGCCCGTGTCTACTAGACCGATGTGGAGTCTCAAGGTTGCACCCCAGAGTGGATTCGTGTCCACTGGTCAGGCACCTGTTAAAGCCGGAACGTTGACTGT